TTGATTGCCACAGGCATCAACAAGGGATATGTCTGTAACTATACAGGTATCGTTGTTGGCGATACTCCTACTGATCTTGTATATCTTCGTTCAACCGCTCCGATTGGTGCAGTACAACCCTTTGCAGGTATCACCGCAGGAATCCCTGATGGATGGCTACTCTGCGATGGTTCGGTAAAGGCAAAAGAATTTTGGAATGACCTCTTCGGAACTATCGGAAATACACATTATGGAATTGCAGAAGTTGTAAATGATACAACTTTCCTGATTGAAGGAGACACCCGAGGAATTCTTGTTGGTGATGCACTTCGATTCGTGTGGGCTACGGGAAGTGCAGATGCTATTGTTTCTTCCGTCAATACAACCACACGCCAAATTGCCGTTACAACAACTGCATTTACAGGAGTAGATGCAGGAGTTTCTCTTAAAGTGTATGGCAGAGTTGTTGCGACCACCGTTGGTCGTTCGATCTTCTTCCTGCCTGATCTACGCCGAAGAACTGTATTCGGAACATCATCGGGATCTGTGACTCCTGTATTGCCTCTTGGCTCTGTCGGTGGTGAATCTGAAATCACACTTCTCGCAGAAAACATCCCACCACATACCCACACACTTAATACATTGGTCAGTACTGATCAATTCAGCACTACTTTTGGATCTTCTACTAATGAAACGGGCGGTTTGAGTGGAACAGGTGCCATCCCGACTCCCTTTGATAATCTTCCTCCATATGTCACGATGCATTGGATTATTCGTGCACTGAAGGGTTTTCAGGCAACCATTCTCACGGGACATAATCATGACAACTATTATGTTCGTTATGATATTGCTCATACTGTAGCAGCGGGTGCGGCTCGTACTCTTACAGCGGCAGACAGAACACAGTTCCGTGCGAATGCTAAGGTTCTTCGCAATGATGATGATGACACCTTTACAGGCACATTGACCGTTACGGGTGGTGATGTTATTGTTACCCCTCCAAACGAGTTTGTGGGCTTTGGAACAATTCCTAAGGGTGGAATTATTATGTGGAGTGGAAGTGTGATTCCATTGGGTTGGGCTTTGTGTGATGGAACTCTTGGAACACCCGATCTTCGTGGTAAGTTTATTGTTGGTTCAGGAACAACATACAGCATTGGTGCAAGTGGTGGAAGTGAATCTGTCACACTTAGTGTTGCACAAATGCCAAGCCATACCCATGCAGGTGGGACAGCAGGATCGCATAGACACGATTTCAAACCTATAAGTACGGGACGAGATGGAAGTGATTCTGCACCTGCAAAGGGTATAATTGCAAAAACATATCCTAAGGAATTGGATAATGATCCTGATAGTGATAACTCGGGTGAAGCAGGTGATCCGCGATTCTCAGCCACACCAAATCGATTTGACACAATTGATAAACATGTCATGGATTTTGCGGGTGCCCACACACATACAATGAGCGCACAAGGAGGTGGTCAGGCACATGAAAACAGACCTCCATACTATGCTCTTGCGTTTATCATGAGAACTCTATAAAGGTATCAGCCATGGCAGTAACGATTAATAGAGACATGGATCAGGGTGCAAACTTCTCTTTCTCCTACACGGTGAGAGGAGATGATGGTACTGCAACCAATATTTCTTCGGGACATACTGCATATGCACAGATGAGAAAGTTTTATACTTCTTCATCTGCAATAACCTTAACTACATCGATCACAGGATCGACAGGAAATATAAATGTTTCTTTAGGTGCAACTGCCTCGGCTGCTGTAAAAGCAGGAGTTTATTTCTATGATTTGGAATTGCATTCGAATGGCAGTAGAACTGTCCAAAGATTGGTTCAGGGCATGATTACGGTTTATCCCGAAATCACAAAAATTCCTTGACATCTACGGGTGAGTGTATATCATTCACCTAAATAGATCACACACCCCGTTTATTATGGAGATTGATATGAGTGAAACAATGACAATCGATGCTGCTACCGCTCCCGTTGCAATTCCACAAACAGTAATTGCCCCGAGCAATCAAAACAAAGCAAAAACAATTACGCTCTGCATGATCGTAAAGGATGAGGCTCGTGTTATTGAGCGTTGTCTTTCCTCTGTTTTGCCTATCATCGATAGATGGCTCATTGTAGACACAGGTTCCACAGATGGTACACAGCAGAAGATCAAGGATTTCTTTGATCGCAATGGTATCGAAGGTGAACTGCATCAGAGCACATGGAAGAATTTCGGATATAACCGTTCCGAAGCACTTCAACTCGCACAGAAGACAGATACCGATTATGCATTCATGATTGATGCAGATGAGATTCTTGTGTTTGAGCCAGGATTTGATCCTGTAAAGTTTAAGGAATCCCTCAACGCAGAACTCTACAACATTTTTGCTCAATTTGGACAGACTCGTTATCACCGTCCACAGATGACAAGCAATAAGAAGCCATTCTACTACCGTGGAATTCTTCATGAGTATGTCGATTGCCATGAGCCAATTGCAACTCGTGATTTTGCCCGTGGATTCATGAACACCCCAATTCAGGATGGTGCACGATCAAGTGATCCTGAAAAGTATCAAAAGGATGCTGTTCGATTCGAGGAGGCTCTCGCATCGGGAACCGTAGAAGAAAAAGATTTCAATCGATACCATTTCTACCTTGCACAGTCATATCGTGACTCGCAGCAATGGGAGAAGGCTCTTGAGTGGTATATGAAGAGAGCAGAGTTGGGTGGATGGAACGAGGAAGTGTTCTATAGCCTGTATCAGGCAGGTAGAATCATGGAGATCATGGAGAAGCCTGTTGACAACATTCTACAGTTGTACTTTAGAGCATACCAAGCGGCTCCGTGGAGAGCCGAGAGCCTTTGGGCTGCTGCTCGTCTCTGCCGTGCATTCTCTCGCTTCGATCAGGGCTACCGCTTCGCCAAGCAGGGGCTAAAGATTCGTTACCCCGAAGGTGCACTGTTCGTAGGACAGGGAATCTATGAGTGGGCAATGCTCGATGAGTTTGCAATTGCATCCTTTTGGACGGAACACTACCGAGAATCCCGTATTGCAAGCATGCAGTTGCTGAAGGACGGGAAATACCCTGCCGATCAAAAAGAGCGTATAGAAGCGAATTTGAAGTTTGCCACAGATGCACTCGTTGAGGGCAATTGATCTACGCTAAATAGTGGAAGCATAACTACTAAAGGTAGGAACTCCATTAATGGCATATAGTGCAATCCCTCTTGTCGGCGGCGGTGGTGGCGGCGATGGTCGCAGAATCCTCAACACATGGAATGTTCCTGCGGGGCATCCATTTGTTGCAGGATCTGTGGTCATTTACACAGGTGGTGCAACAGGATTTCAACTCGCAATTGCAGATGACTTAGATACTGCACAAACCGTTGGTATTGTTGAATCTGTTACATCTACAACAGCAACAGTCATCTATCAGGGAGAGATTGATTTTGTCGGTTCCCTTCCGATAGATGATACTGCCACATCACTCACCGCAGGTACGGTCTATTACCTATCGCCAACAAATTTAGGAAATCTAAGTCCAAATCGACCATATGATGGATCATCATATATTCAGGGTGTCCTTGTTGCAACGGCTGCTAAGAGTGGTTTTGTTATCAATTCCCTACCACAGGCACCAACAACTGCGTCCCTGTTCACTCCTGTTGGATCGATTATTCCATGGGCAGGATCTTTTAATACTGTTCCTGAGACATGGCGTATTTGCGATGGTGCAGCAGTTCGTAAGTCGGGAAATAATCCAATTGACAATGTTAACTATTCAACTCTGTATTCGATAATCAATGACAAATACAAAGTAACAGGCATTGCAACAAGCACAACAGGCCCTGCTGGAAATGTCAGTCGAGATGTTATTATCTCTTTCTCGGCTGAAGGGCATGAAGACTATGCGGGAACAACTTCTCATAGTTTGCTCAGTGCATACAACAGTGACACATACAAGGATTATAAGATTGGTTGGGGTGGAACCAATGATGTTGCGATTGGTAGTCTGACTGCCGCAACTTCAAGTACTGTTCGATTCCAATTCAAGAGCACATATCCAGGTGCAACTCCCGTTAACTTTAGTGGAGTTTCTCCCTCTTCATTAATATCGATTCAATCACTGACTGCAAATGAAGCAGTGGGATGTACTTCTGAGCGATTCTTCATTCCTGATCTACGGGCACGAACTGTCTTTGGTGTTGGATACTCTTCGGGATTGACAGACCTCAAGCGAGGCGAAATTGGTGGAGATGACACGCATCTGCTTGCATCTGATGAAATTCCCGATCATAATAATACATTTTATACTACTGCTGCAATAGAAGAAGGTGCTGTCAATGTTCAGGCAGCGAGAATAACTTTTGCTCCATCAAATATCGCCACTGCTATTGCACAACAAGCATCCTTCACCGCAGACAATGATCCAATTTCAATGATGCCTCCGTATCTCGGAGTCAATTGGATCATTCGGCATAAGCAATTTCAGGGGCCAGGAATTGAAATTGGCCCACCAGGACCTCAGGGTGGACTTGGCAATACAGGATGCGGAATCTATCTCATTAGCAACACCAAAACGAATGGATGTTATAGTGTAGTCTTTGGATACACAGGAGCCAATTGCAGTGGTGCCACTTTTGGAACTACTGCATGTGATGGTGCAAATGGCGAAGATGGTGCTGACGGCGCACCTGGTGACAAGGGCGACAAGGGTGACCAGGGTGACCAGGGTGAAGTTGGCCCGAGGGGCCCCGATGGTGCACCTTGTATATGTCAAAATTTTGGTAATGTTAATCCATCGTTTACAGTATATGCAGCATCAAGTTCTTCCTATAAAGATGGCATTGTAGGAAATCCAAACGAAAGTTTCCTATCGACAAAACTGTCAATGGATCCGCTGTATCCAACAGACTTTGCATATATGATGAATACTTTTCAGGCAACAAATCTTGCCCCCGAAAGTAAGGCACCGTTCTATTATCGAGATCCTGCCAATTCAGTGAATGAGTATACCTTTGCATATGGTAAACCACTAACAACACCAACAAATCCAAATGAGGAAATCAGTCATTCTTCTGTGTTTAATTTGTCGGTCATTAATGATTCTGCATCTTCCTTTGCATCTCCGTTTGATATTGTGCTGACTAATGGAGTCTATACACTTACACAACCTTGGCACAACTATATCAACAGAGATCTCTATATCCGTGCAGAGAACAATAGTATAGTTACACAGACTGTAAAGGGAATATCTTTCCTCCCTGTCTATACCCCGCTTGGAGCAACTAGTAGCACACAATTTACCTTGCAGGTTAATATCGGTACGGGACAATCAATGCTTGCTGCCACAGGGTGTGGTATTCGGTTCCTCCCGCCTCTTTCCATCGTTTCGGGTGTAACCTCCTCCAATGGTGTGTCCTCTGCATTTGACGGCATCACAAGCGGTACGGGTGGAGTGATGAATATGTTGATTGGTGGTCATGAGGTTGTTGGGATCAGTGGTCAGTATTTCAGTCTGAAGGTTAATAATGAAGGTGGTCAGGTATTCACGAATCTGCTCAACAAGACATTTACAAACTATATTAATGCTGTTGAAATATATCGAGTCACTGTTCACACTACCTCGCCATCGGGGGCATTGTTTACAACTCGCAATACAAATACCTTTGTTGGTGATTGGACTGTTGGTGGTGTTGCATCGGATGGAATTGCATTCATCAACCATTCGATCACTGCTGCACTCAATGATATAAGTATGACTCCATATATCTCGGGTGGTGCATATGGCAATACCGTGGCATTGCAGACTGATGGTGGAACTATCAAGGCCCGTGGATGTTTGTTCATCGACTATCCTGTTGCAGCACATGCATATAACGGTGGAACTATCCGTCTTGGGCATTGCACTGTATCGGGATCCTATTATGGATTTGCAGCAGATTCGGGTGCAAATGCCGATGTTGCAGGAAGTATCTTCTCGCGTTGCTCATTCCCAATTATCACAGAAGGTGCGGGATCTTTGAGTATCTCTCATGATCTAACGAATATTGGTAAGACACACATCAAGGGAAATCGATCCCCGATCTCAATTGCCAATACTTCTGCCGTTATTGGCAGCACTGATATCATTGGCCCTGGTATTCTTGCGACAAATTCGAATGTAAAAATCAGACCATTTACTCGAATTCTCAGTGATACAGGATTTAGTAAGGGCCCTGGTAATCCAGATACTGGTATAGTAAATTCTACCGAACTTAATAAGTTTGCAATTTTGGCAATCAATTCAAATGTGGATACGCCCGATATGTATGGGGCAGTTGGAATATCGGCTAATGATCCTGTTACTTTGATATCCACTCCAAAATTGCAAGGAACTGGAAGAGTACAGGGATTAAATTCTAAGTTTACATTGACATACTCTCAGTTGCAATTCACGCCAATGACGGATGCCGAATTCATTGACGATACCTTCAGAGGTAATGCACAGTTGCCAATATCATCATAATGTTCAAGCATGATAAAGACATTATCTTTCTCAATGGATTAAAGATTCCGCTCAAGGTATTCAAAATGCTTGAGCCATCTTACCAATATCCTAAAGACCTTGTTGTCATGTTTTATGATGGAAATCGCAAAAATTACAGAACTAAGCATGGATCTTGGAGCATTGCAGGAAAATGTCCTCAATGTGACCGCTATTTGACTCGAATCTCTGAGTTCTCAAGATTGCTTTCTCAGATAGAAACTGAAAACCTTGAGGTTATTGCAGAGGTTAATGCAGCAAGAACTCTTGCTGAACTTGACATAAAGGCTAAATATCCAATGGAGGATACTACCAATGTCAAGTTGCAGCAGTTCGCTGATATCAAGCCGAGCAGAATTGAAGGAATACGCTCTCAGGGCAAACGGTCATCCCGTGGTGGAAATAAACATAGCGGATGAGCAATTAGAAGATCGTCTGAATGACGGACTACAGTTCTTCTCTGAGTACCACTTTGATGGCGTTGAAAAGGTATATTTGAAATATAAGTTGTCCGCAGCAGACATTGCCAATGGATATATTTCATTTGTAGCCGACAATAGAACTTCACAAACCGCAGATGGCAGTGGATTTGCAGATGCAGATGCTTTAATGACAAGCACTGATGCTGACTGTCCTGAGAATCTTTTGTTGCAAAATTTGATTGTTAGCGTCACTCGAATTTTTCCATTTTCACAGCAATCGGTTGGAATGTTCGATGTTCGGTATCAATATGCATTGAACGATCTGTATACTTTCGGAACAATTGATCTTGTCCAATATGACATGACTCAGCAATACCTCCAATTGCTCAAGCAATATCTTTCACCCGATAAGAGTATTCGATTCAATCGTGTTGCAAACCGAATGTATCTCGATGCAGATAAACGCCAATTAAATGCAGGAATGTATCTCATCATCGAGGCATATCGAATTCTTGATCCTCGGGTATATCCTGAAGTTTACAATGATCGGCTGCTGAAGAAATATATTGTTGCTCTTGTTCGTTGGCAGTGGGGAGTAAATCTTTCCAAGTACAACGGAATCAAACTACCAGGTGATATCACACTAGATGGGCAGTCCATGATGAAAGATTCATGGCAACAAAAAGAAGAAATTGAAAAGGAAATCATCCTAAAGGGCGAACTTCCTGTTGACTTCATCATGGGATAAGGAAATACAATGGCACTCAATCCATACATCAGAGTCAACACAAAGACATATCTTCCCGAAGAGAACCTCATCGAGGATCTCACAGTAGAAGCCATTAAGATTTATGGAAATGAGATCTATTATATTCCTAGAGATCTAGTCAAGAGAGACGATTTATTTGGGGAATCAAAGTATTCCCGATTTACAAGTTTTAAGATGATTGAGATGTATATGGATACCACCACCGCATTTGAGGGTGGGGATACATTTACAAAATTTGGGTTTGAAATTCGCGATAGC